TACCTACAATTCAGGATATGCTGAATGCTGAGAATGATAATTCGTTCAAGGTAGGTGATAAATCCAATACACAGCTTGCTCGTATCTGCTACATGATTTCAGAAGTAGGAACAAAAAAGAATCTTAACCCTGTTGAAGCAAAAATGCTTGTAACACAGCGATTCAATTCTGCTGATTATATAATCTTGAAAAATAAGATCCAAGAACTTACAGATTACGGTCTGCGTGCCGCAGGTGTTGCGAAATGCCCTAAATGTGGTAAGAATGACGCTGCTTTCCTTGCATTGGTGAACGATAAGTTTTTTCGTCCGACCATGGGAGATCTACGAAAGTGGAGAGATGATAGACGTGCAGGGGGAGATGAAAAGTCGTCATGAGGTGCGGCAAGAACTATATGAACAAATAGTTGATGAAGCATTATTCATATCCAGAGCATCCGAAGGTGCAGTTTCTGCCGAATGGATAATGACACAACCAATATTCATACGTAAGAAATACGTGAAGCTATTCACTAAAGAGGTTAAAGAACGCGAAGAAGCCCTTCAGTCGAGTAGAAACGCACGTACAAGTAAGAAATAACTATTAAGCGTGGGGTAGGATTACAATCATTGTAATCACTACCTCATAATTGTTACAAAGGAGAACACAATGGCATCAGTAGATTCAGATGTATTAGCTAGATTAGTACAAGAAAGTTTAGGTCCAACACAGGGACACCTTGAGTCTATTGATAAGAGCCTCAAAGAACTTCAAGGTTTTATACAAAATGGTTCTCAGTCATCTGTTAGCGATGCAATACGTAATGCTACGTCTAACAGGATGCGTAATAATTATAATGATTATTCTTCGTCTCGCAGTGGGTCAGGGCAGTCTCGCAGTTATGGTTCATTTGAAGATGAATTCACAAAGGCCATAAAAGACGGGCTGCTCAAGAATGTATTTAATGATGCAACTAGTAAGAAAATACAGGATGCTGTTGTAAAGGCCTTTGGTGAGAATCTCAATTTAAAAGATATTCCTGGCAGAATAGGTAAAGAGATTGGTCAACGAATTCTCAGATCTTCTGGTGTTGAGAGCGGATTAGGCGAAGTAGGTGCTGTATTTGATAAGGCACTCACTGGGTTTAATGCTACATTAGATGCTAGTGGGTCTTTAACCCAGGCGCTATCTCGAGGCGCACAAATTGTAGGAAATAATGCAGGACAGCTTGCATCTGGTTTAGGAGAAGTAGTTACAAAGTTAGGCCCACTTGCGCTCGCAGGCGCTGCTGTAATATATAAACTAAACGAATTAGAAGAAGCAATACAACCTGCAATTGAAGGATTTCAAGAGTATAACAAGGCATTAGATGCTGCTTCTAAGCGTCAACAGAATTCTGCAAGAGAAAATTCAAAACTTGCAAAAGATCGATTACTTGCAGATGTTAGAACACTTGTAAGCGAGCCTTTCAAGATACTAGAAGAATCTGCAAATTCACTTACGCAAGCTTTCGACAGTAACCTCAGAATAATTTCTGCCACACAAGGATACACTAAATCAGATGTACAAGATCTGATGTCTGCATACGCACAGAGATTACGAGATGAAGGTCTTACTGATATAATCAGTGGTAGCAGCTTAGTAGACAATCTGTCTAAAGTTATTTCGTCTGGATTGAGCGGTAGAGTTGCAGAAGAATTTGCATACCAGGCAACTATACTTGGAAATGCAATTCCCACACAAGATTTCTTCGGGTATGCTTCTACATATTCGTCTATTGCAGCAAATGCAATACGTTTAGGTAAATCGCAAGATGAAGCAATTCAAGAAGCAAATGATAGTTTATTAACCTTTGCAAATAATTTGCTATACGCTGGTAGACAACTTGCGGGTGGTTATTCAACTGGACTTACTAATGCACAGAGCATATATGAACAATCTGTAAGAATTGCACAAGCTGCACGGTCCGGTAATATTTCAGGAATATCCGGCGTTATGACGTCTGTAGCTGCAATTGTAGGTGCAGTTGCTCCTGATCTTGCAAATGCTATAACTGATGCAGTATATAGTGCTGCGACAGGAGGTAACGCTAGTAGTACCGTTGCCTTGAGATCGCTTGCAGGTATAAACGCATCTAACACAGAATTCTTACAAGCACTTGCAAGTGATCCGCAGAAAGTATTTTCTACTTTGTTTACAAACCTTGCAAGTATGTACAATGACTCTTCTGCAGCCTACATGGAGAAGGCGGAAGGTTACGCAGAGCTGTTTGGATTATCTTCTGATGCATTTGCTAGAATAGATTTCAACTATCTTGCGCAGGCAATTTCACAGATGAACACAAATAGCGATGCACTCAACGAAAACATGGAACTCATGGTTTCGGGAGAAACTACACTCACTGCAGAGCAACTTAAAAATCGACAGATTAACCAATACATGATTGAAAACGGATTATCTTATGTACTTGATAATGAAGCAGCTAGAGAAATCCAAAAACATATGTGGGATGAGCAGCTTGCTCGTGAGATGATGGAAGCCGAATATGGTGTTAATCTGCAAGGCGCTGCATTAGATGCATTGTTAGGAATACTCTCTGCAATACAGAATATTATAATATGGTTGATACCAGGTATGGAAGGTATCACAGAAAGTATAGAGCAGTTATCTACTTTTGCAGAAGCTGAGGCATGGAAGAGTGATATACGTCAAGTATTAGAATTAGGAAATGTAGGTTCTGCAAATAGGACTACTTTGAGTAATCTCCTTACTCGTGATGCAAATCTTAATCTGACGAGTTCACTAGTTAGTCAGCTTGGAGGCAGATCAAATTATGGAATAATGCAATTTGGAAGACGATACTTATCAGGCGGTAACATTAATACTGGCATATCACTATTAAGTCGTATAGGAGATTTAGACGATTATGTAGATGCTGCAGTGATTGGTAGCATAAGTGGTGCTGTATCCAGTATGTTAGGTAGGTCTCGTTCTACTAACGTGTCTTCCGGATACAGCTGGAACATATTAGGAAAATCAAGCCAAAGCGTAATATCGTCATTACTTGGAGGTTCAGATTATAATTTTGCACAAGTAGCTACACATAGTACATCATCTTCAAATCGCACTAGCAGTTTATTGTATGATCTTATTTCTAGTAGTAAGTCCTACACAGATTTTGCTTCAAAAGCACGGAAGCACGGCATAGTTAATTTGTCGGATGCATTAGAATCTGCAGGATATGACGAATCTGCATTAGGTAGATATTTTGAATCAAAACAAGCGCAAGTAGCTGCACAAGAAGCAGAGCAGTATCGGCAGGTAGAGCGAGAATTTTATTCATTAGGTGTAGATTTCTACAAATTACAATTCCCTGAAAATTTCCAAACACCTTTGTTTGATACGTTAAATTCAATGGTAGAGCGATGGGATGAATGGCGGGAGAATTGGGACAAGCATCAGTCTACAATGAAAAAATATGTCACAGATTGGTCAAACTATTACATAAATCATGTATACTATGATCAAGCATTAGGTGGTGAAAGTTATTACAAGAAAGTTGCAGAAATACAGAGGCAGGAGCAAACACAGAAGGGTGATGCTATATATGCATTAGCAGAAGCATTAACTGCTAACACTGCTGATTTGAAAGATCCAACCTTACAAACAAATGCATTGTTATCGCAGATCCTTGTAGTAATCAATGCTATCCAGAACCAAACAAACAATGCAGGGGCGTCATCTGGACTTGCGGATACATTAGCTGCACTTGCAATGGGCGGTACATATAAAGTATAAATAAACACCTTAAATATCAATAAATATAATATAGGAGGCACTAATGAATTTTGTATTATTTCCTGTAGGAAGCACAAATATATTTCCTATTGTTAATTCACATGCTGGAGGCCAATACGCTACAGAATGGAATCTCAGATCTCGTGAAAGTGTAGGAACAGATCCGTCTGTTAGATATCACATAGGCCCATCATACGCACATTCTGCAGAAGATTTTGCAATTTCGCAACAGCTTGATAGTACAGGTGTCCCTATTAGTTCAACTTCACTCCAAATCAGCGAAGGACGTGCACTTGTCAACGGACACTTTGTAGAATCTTTGGCTCCTATTGTTATTGATATCGCAGAAGCTAACATATCTGCACAACAAGAAGGTGAAGAGCCTTTGAAGGGTGAGCTCTGCGTAGGTCTTAGGATAATGTATAGCACAGAAACTACAATGGCAGGTTCAATGCTTGTAGAAAACGCTGCAAATCTTTATGAAGGTGTACAAATTGTCATTCTCCCAAAGTATGGAGAAGTAGGCACTAAATTTACACTGCCATCTGATTCACCGACTGATGAATCTAAAGTAAATGCGCATCTTAAATTAGGTGAGTTTACTTATAGAAGTGGAGTTATTTCTGGAATAGTAATAAATCCTGATAAGACCGCAGTATTATCTCCTGATAGAATTTCTAATACAGGATCTTTAGTAGATAGTACTTATGTAAGTAAGCGTGGGTTAGATCCAAAGAAGATTTACACGTTTGCAGGTAAAGGTACAGACCCTCAAACAGGTTATGATACTTGGTGTGATTCACTCGATAGTTTGATTGTTTGGGATGCACATCCTGTACTCATGGATGGTGAAAATCCTGGATTGAATTCTGCACAGTTTATCTACAATCCAGTTACCGGATACACACAGTTACATATGCCGCACAAACAACCAGATGGTATGTCTAACAGTAGCGGTGATTCACAATATTATGCAGATAAAGTAATTGATTTACCTGCAGCTAATTTTGGTACAAAAACCGGTGGTACTGTTACACCTGCATATACTGAGAGCATCCGGGCTATTGAACGCAAGATTGATAACCTGTATTATTTGCCGCAAGGTAAGCTCAAATATTATATTTCAGGAATCATGCTTGAGAGAAGTGAGCTACCTAAAATAACTGGTTGGGATGTTGGTGATTACGTATTAGTAAACCAGGATGGAACACTTGATATTGACGACGAAACTGCAAGATTACCTGCAACAATGTATGTGGTACTTCCTGGCTATGTCAACGCTATCGCAAAGGTCGAGCAGGTACCTCCGTCTTCTGTAATTCCTGCATCGCTAGCAGGTGGTGTACAGTTAGGATACTACGAGTCGGAAACTACTTTTGACCCTACGGACATGACATTTATCAATAGTTTGTTTGATTTATCTACAGGATATAGAGGTATCGTAAATAAAGACTTCTTTACTGTTGTAGATGCATCTGGAAGCGATCCGCTGTATTACTATTATGCAGTATCTATTGCTGGTGAATACGAGTATTCAGAACCTGTTTGGGTTACAGGTCAGATACCATTTGCTACAGAAACAGCTATTGGTGGATTCTTGAATGTCCCAGAAACTGCTTACGGAAATGGTTATATATATTTAACATCCGATGGTCACTTACGATTACTTGATTATGAGTTATTAGCTTCTGGTACGCTTGCATATCAGTTAGGGCAGAACTACACAACAGCTTCTGGAATGGATATGGCAAGTATACAAGAAGAATTAGATGAATATGTTAATAATCGCGTTGCATTCCCCAATGCATCTCAGTTAACCTCTACTTCTGATCCAGATGTAATTCATGTATATGTTAATCTAACTGAGGATGATACGGCAGGCATACTTAATATAATGAATATTGATAGTAGATTCAATACTAGCGTATATGTTCATCTATTAGGTAGTGTGTCCGCAGGTTCAACAATTAATTTTGTAGATTGTCAGAAGCTTAGAATAGATAATCAACTAAGTGGTGATTACACATTGAATTCTTATAGATGTAATCTTTATTACGACGCTGCGATTCTTGATGAACTCACAAACATTACAGAATTAACCTTGTGGTATGAAAGATTCAGTGCAAATGATTCTGACCTAGTTGTAAATGATATGACAGTGGAGTTTGCAGGCACTACTACACCACATTCCGATGAATACTGGGATAGCACTGCACCAAACGATAATCATTATAGTTATGCACTTAAATCTATTACATTCGCAGACAATGGTAGCATACTAGGTTGTAAATTATTAGTAACTGATAATATAACAGGTAACGTAGCAAATGGAACATACATGTCAGTATTTAAGTTCACATTACCTCAGAGTTCAGAACTACCTTATCCTGCAAGTAAACTAACTAGTCCACTTAAAGTTACTGGAACATTCATAACTGCATATCCTATTAGTTCAATTGCAGAAGAAGGTTACAAAGTAAAAGAAACTACATTCTCGGCATTGAGCCAAAATTATAGAAACAACACATTGTATGACGGTCAGATTGCATTTAAGACCACTATTTCTGATGTAACTTCTATATCCGGCATAGTATCAACATCTTCAATTGATGCATGGCAAAGCGGTGTATTCAATCAATTTGTAGGAGGCACAGTATCATGACATTTATACATGATATCATCAAGATAAACATGGTTAAGGAAGGTTTCTTACCCAATTATCCTCCTCACCTTATTTCCGATGATGAAATGTGTGATGCATTTCTGAAGTATCCTACAGATGATACTAAAACTAGTGATGAGTTGTGGGAACAGTTTCTTGATGATGATTCTATGTCATGGTTTAAATGGTATTATCCGTTAGTAAATCCTGGGCTAGAAGGCGCATATAGAGAATTCATTGAAAACTTAGGATATCATTTAAATGCGTTTAAATCGTCTGATAATCCTAACCGCAGGTTACCTGATTGGATATATTCTTACATGCTTAACGCGGTAATCAGTACAGATAGTTCTAAACTAGATATACACGATATGCTAGTATTAATGGATGTAGATAATATTGATGATATATTTACTCCAGAAGCTCAGGCCAGGTGCTACGAAACAAGTTCCATGTGGTTAAGAAAGATGTTACCTGCTGAAAGGGATCATCGTTCTCCTGCACTTTTTGGTGAACCACATGTACTTAAGTCATTACGTCTAGATTCGTTGAGCATGGTACAGGGAGGTAGATGATGCAGTTTTGGGAAGTTACTAAAGATACAAAGTTATCTGAACTGTCTAATCTTGTAGGTAGTCGAAATGTAGATCAAGTTTTGCATGTAAACGAACTGCCACGAGTTCCTAATATTGGTGAAACATACTTATCTAATGCACAATCTGTCATTGAATCAATAACGGAAGATGTTGATTGGCAAAGAAAATCTTCGGTACTTAATTCATTTGCAGGTGATTCTGATGTATTTGAGACCGCAGCTTTATCTGGCGCTTCTGCTTGGAAATTTATATCTGCAAAAGGCTCATTTCCTACTTGTATAAAGATACCAATAGGTCTTGTTATCCCTGATAGCGCACGTGTATTAGGTAATAAACAGGGTGTATCGGCTAATGTATACAATCGTACAATGAATTCTTTGTCAGAAATACCCCATAGTGTAGACCCTAATATATTTAATGAATATAGTTCAATAGTGCCTTCAAGATTTTCTGATTACACTCGTCCAGATGCTAAAGTATTTGAATTCTTCAAAATACCATGGGGAGATATTTCTCTGTATTCTTCCTTAGACAATGAACATGTTGATTTTCCTGTGTATCCGGAATCCGTAAGTGATACTAGGAAGGCCAATTATACAGAGATGCCTGAATTACTTTATCAATATGAGCCTTGGCAACTTTATCAGAGTTCCGGGCCTCGTACTAATAGTTATGTATTTGATTTTCATAGAGATATGTGGAATGGAGATCATAACAGAGGCGGAGCAAACCGTCTAATACGATTCTGCCAAGCTCAATGCTATCCGAGATATGTAGGCGCTGCTGTAAATACAGCTATTGTAACACTGTATGTAAAAGGTAAAATACTTATTTCCGGAATAATGAATGATGTTTCTGTAGATTGGGATGGCCCTTTAGGCCATGATGGTTGGTACTTACATTGCAAATTGACGTTAAGCATAACAGAAGTAGCTCCGCAAGCACTTAGTCATGATACAGTTATGCAAATGGGGGTTATTGGATGAAAATACTTAATACTACTACACCATACAAAGTTCTAGATTACGAAGGAATTGATTATGGCGTTTGTCGTGATTTCAATCATATATCACGTTATAGAGGATTGCGTCAGATTGTTCATTGCCCGAGTAGTGAAGAACGATTTGTTGCACTTGAAACACCTAATCCCTTTACTACTACCGCTAATGTAGATTTTTATGATGTACCTGCTCATGAAGAAAATCGATTAGATATCATAGCCTACAAGACACTTGGAGATGCTACCTATGGTTGGGTCATTGCATACTTCAACAGAATATCGGATGGTTACAGTTGTCCTGAAGGTACACGGTTGATGATTCCAAAATCTATTACAGTCCTGTTTAACAAGGGTGAAATACTACAATCTGTAAATCCTACTACTTTAAATTTAGGAAGTGAATAATAATGAAGAAACAACCATGGTGCAGTTTTGTATTAGCTGGAGTCAACTTAAGTGAGTTTGGTCTTAAAGTACCTTCGCCGTTTGTTTCTCTAGAATTGTCTAATAGTGAAATTACTAGTTGCACCTCCTGGACACTTCGTTGCACTGTAGGTGGTGATGCGTCTAGAAAGATCAATGTAGCTGCATTTGAAGCATTATTGTATTCTGCAGCGCAAGCCGCTAGTGCATATCCTGACGCTAGTGGAATACCAGTTTCTTTTGCATTTGGGTGGTTAGATTCTCACGGGAATGTAAGTACTTATCTTTCTTATCAAGGATTCACACTTAAATTTTCTGTAAGTACATCCGGATTATACATGACGTATAACATAACCGGATTTGCAACACTCGCTATACAAACCAGTATGCCTGTATTACGAATTCCAGAAGTTAGCGGAGTTGTGCAACCCTCTGCTATTGTAGAAGCATTAGCAAAAGCGGTGAAAGCTACTAATTATTATGAATTAGATATTGACCACAATGACGCACCTACAATGGTCTATCATGGTGCACTTAACACTAGCTTCAATCAATATGTTAGAGGTACATTTTCTGGTCAAGATGATTATGATACATTTCCAGGACTGCTTAAGTTATCTAAATCGTACAGCAGTTCTAGAGATGCTGCAGGTATATTAGGCGCGAAGAAACTGAATACACTGATAAATAATTTGTCTGTAACTCCGCTACAGAACTACTTGAAGAAATCTAATACAGATACTACCCCTCAATGTGCTTCATTTGTGTATTGGGTAGACGAACCCACCATGACTAAACCAGGTGTAATACATTACAAAAGCCAAGCAGGACTAGCAACTTCTCAGTTATCAGATGTTCTACAGTATGGTACTTCTAATACCAATATACTTTCTTTAAATGGTTCTTACAATGGTGTAGCATATAACATGACGGACATGCGATTCCAGGAAGTAGGATTTTCTGTAGATTGTAGTGGTAATACAGTTGTACAGGATGCTTCTGTAGTAAATAGTTGGAGTTCTAGGTTAGCCGATGTATTCCAAACTGCAAACATCATAAATGATGTTAGTGCGATTGCAACGCAATTTAGCGGAGATTTTACAATACAGATTCCTGGTAGTTTAAAAATGTATTCCGTAGCACAACCAATATCGTTATTAGTTATGACCGGTAATACCGTTTCACCTGTATCCGGAGTTTACAGCATAATGTCTGTATCTCATACAATATCTTCTTCATTCATAACTACTTTGAAGGTTCAGAGATTAACAATAAGTTCTGCAAATCAGGTAGCTGCAGGGCAAGGTATATACATCCAAGGAACTAACAGATATCCTAGTAGTGCATACACAGTTACATCTAATATTAAAACACCATACAAAGTAGATTTTGGGGCGTTGTATCCTAATTTCACTGATATGATATCAATAGGAGTGTAACATGGAAACAACTGTGACACAAGGCAATGTAAAAATATTAAAGTATTTTAATATTTCTGAAAAACTTCCGTATCATAAAGGTACAGTCGGATGGCATACGGGTGTAGATATTCTTTGTGATAAAGTTTATAGTCCATTTCCTGGAACTGTTGTATACATTGGCAAAGATATGCAGAAACACTATACAGTCATTATTCAGTATAATCAAACACATGCGGTTGCATTTCAAAATATGAAGTCGCTTGTTGTAAAGTCCGGTGAGCTGGTTGATTCGTATCATGAAGTCGGAGTCCCTGATGAATTTGTGCATGTTGAGTATTTATCTACAGAAGACCCTAACAGGTTTAAAGTTATGCTAACAGGGCAAACATTTTATAAACATGATCCTATTGATTTACTATTGAATGGATATGAATCTTGGCTAGATTATGGTTCAGAAGTTTCAATGACACAGAGTTTACTTCAGAATGTAACGTTTGATGAGGTAGACGATGGCAATTGATTATACAAAGCTTAAACCCTATGTTATAACATTAACTCGAGATACTCATTCTAAAGTAGATTATGTTGCAATGAAAAAATCTGGAGTATCCGGAGTTGTTGTTGAAGGCGGATATTTATTTGAGTTACCACATAAACGTGTTACAATTTTTAGAAATCCTCTTGCATATAAACAAGTAGATGAGGCACTTACTAATAAGTTACCTATAGGTTGGCTGATGTATGGGCGTGCAAAAACAACTAAAGAAGCACAAGATGAAATATATCAATTATCTTTCTTGATACGAAAATACTCTCCTACGTTAGGTGTTTGGATAGTTATGCAAATAAATGGTGGAAGCATACAAAATAATGATAATATTTTAAACACATATAAAACTGAACTTACAAGATTAGGTCTCAAAGGTAAAATAGGTATTCAATGTAAAGAATCGTTTCTAAGTAACATAACCTGGTCAGCTCATCAAAAAGATTGGTTGCTTTGGACAATAAAGCATGTAACTAAATTATCTGACCTAGAAAGATTGTTAGACCCAGCATTCTTTGATATAGAGGAAAAATATGTCTAAACGCGATGATTTTATCAATACAGCATTGAGTCATAAGGGCGAAAGTTCTGCTGCTCGAAACTGGGTCAAGAAAATGACAGGATATCCTGCAGATACTTCGGCATGGTGTGCAGCTTTTGTATATGCATGTTGTAAGTCAGTAGGCGGGCTGTATGGTAAAGTTATGGGTGCTAACTCTTGGGGTGGTGCAGGTAGCTGGTTCAAATATGGTACCGAAAAGAAACTAGGAACATGGCATAGGGCAGGTTGGCACGGTGTATCCTATACTCCTGCTCCTGGAGATTTAATCTCTTTTAGATGGAAGGCCCGAGGAACTTCCGGTGCTAGTAAATACAATTACGAATACTTCAGCGACCATATAGGCATAGTTGCATATGTTTCAGGAGATACTATAACTACCATTGAAGGTAATAAGAGCAATGCTTGCGGTAGCCGTACGTTAAAACCTTCAACTACTTCTGTGAACGGATATTATCATCCAAATTGGACTTTAATAGGCATACCCGATGACGGTTCAGCTGCTTCTGGAGGAGGTACATTTGAGCCACTGTATAACACATATAACACTGCAGAAGATGCAGATATGCGAGAGGTCGGTTACATTTCCGGTAAAGGTTCTGTAACTTTATCTTCAACAGATATTGCGGTATCTGCTATAAACTATACAGTGGGGCTTGCATCGCTATTTAATTATTTTGGAAGTAAGGGTCTAACAACTCAATATAAAATAGATGTATCTAATATACGTGACCAGAATGCACGTGTAATTGCAAAGTATCTGTTAGACAAAGGACTTAATATTGCTAATGTAGTAGGTATATTAGGATGTATTCAAGCTCGCAGTAGCTTTACTACAAATAAAGCAAGTAACAGCGGATCTGAATTAGGAATTCTTCAGTGGTCAGGAGAACGTCGTAAACGTCTATTAGACAAAGTACCTAATTGGCCTACTAATCTCACAGGACAATGTGATTTCTTATGGGAGGATATGTGTTCTAAACACAAAAATTTAATTGATTCACTGTATCTTGTAACAGATATATCTATTCAAGGCGCAATTGCTAGTGCAGAATTATTCTTCAAAAACTACGAGCAACTCAATGGGCTTGAAGATGCAATGAAAATAAGATCCATAAATATACGTGATATGTGGCCTCAAATCGTTATTATACCTATAGCATCTGGTAGTTATTCGTCTACTTCTAGCAATATGTCGATTGTTACACAATCCGGCAAGGTATTAACTTCTGCTAAGAAAAAGGTAGTAGTTCCAGATGATGCATATGATTATGGAATTGATGAAACATATGAAAGTTATGGTTGGGTAGGCAGTGTAATGATGCGACAGAATAAAGGATTTGCTGGCAGGAAAGTAGCAGAAGAGTGGGTCAAACTTGGCAAACAAGGAGAACGCAACATAGCCAAAATAAAGGGATACTATCTAATTGCTATGACCACAACCTTTGCTAATATTGGAGAAATCGTGACAGTTGTTCTGAAAGACGGGACATCGTTCAATGCAATTCTTGCAGATTCAAAAGGTAAAGGTAATGGATCTTCTACAAATAAGTGGGGACATTACCATCCTAAGAAACCATATGTTAATATGGTTGAATGGAACAAGTGGAGCCCTGATTTTGACGGAGTGCAAACAAACAACAGAAAATTAGACCTCACAGGGTTAAAAGGCAAGAAAATTGATTACGTAATAAATTGGGGAACATATTTCACTTAAGGAGATAACATGTTAACATATGGATATGTAAAAGATTATCGATATACCGGAGATGGTACATTTTTAGTACAGACCCGAATACCTGCTATTCATGGCCCATTCAGACAAGATGATTATCGAGGTAAACTCCCTCGTGGCTATGTTCAAGATGCCGATCTGCCTTTCTTCCCTTCTGTAATATTGCCACATACTCCAGTAGAAGGTGAAGTAGTTGCATTGATGACTACAAATGAAAAGAGTACAGATTTCATAATAATAGGTCTAACCGGTGGTTCATACTATACAGGTGCTACCAACATAGGAGGTTGATATGTCCAGAACTAATTCATGGAGTTTTCCAAATTTGATTGATCCTACACGAAACTGTGTAAGTATTGTAGAAGATGATAAGTCGATTGTGAATCGTTCTCGATTGCTCATGCTCTCTGATCCTACAGAATTATATAATAATCCAACATTTGGTGTAGGTCTCAAAAAGTACATGTTTCAATATAACAATGAGAATACTAAGGCACGTATGCAAGATAATATACGCGAAGAACTTCGATTGTTTGAACCTTGCGTAGTTGCCGATGATACAACATTTGCTGATGGTTTGATATTCACAGGAGATGGTGACACTTATGAACATCCAAATCACTTCAAGATGACTGTAGGACTTAGAACTGTATTTGGGGATGATCTATCTGTAGAATTAAACGACACATGATCGTTAATGTATTGTTGTGTAAACAAATATTAATTAGCTTATATTAAATTATATTATATATTATATAAATCATAAAGTAAACTTTAATAATCTCTAAATTATTATAACCTTATATTAGAGTATAACGATTAGAGGTGACATGATGAAAGCTAATGAAGTATTAGATAGATTAGGTATTTCAAGAGTGACATTATGCAAGTATGTCAAATCGGGCATTATTAAAGTAGATAGATTAAAGAATGGTCAATATAATTATGATGAAGAATCTGTATATGAATTCTTGGGTCAGAAATTTAATCGTAATCACAAAGTTAATATTTCTTATTCTAGGGTATCTACGCAAGCTCAAAAAGATCAACTTAAAGAACAGACTTTACGAATATATAATTACTGTATAAGTAAAGGCATCGAATTAGATGAGCAGATAGAAGATATAAAGTCTGGTATGGATGCTGATCGAAAAGGATTTCAAAAACTCATTGAAAGAGTGGTTAAAGGAGAAATTGGCTTGTTGGTAATTGAAAATAAGGACAGATTAACCCGATTTAATTTTGATACACTTCAGCTGATTTTTAAGTATTATGGCACACAAATTATGGTTCTAAATGATGCCTTAGATAATAGAACATACGAACAGGAATTAACTGAAGATTTAATCTCAATTATTCATTATTTTACTATGAAGTCATATTCACATAGGCGAAAACTTAATAAGATTAGAAAAGAACTTGAGGAAGATAGTAGTGTCAATACGAACAATTAAGTTACCTTATAGCTCAGAGTCACTTGATATAATTAGTAAGTATATTGCTAACTATAATAATGTACTTCGATTTACATATAATAGACTATGCGATAATAATTTTAAATTATCTACTAAACAACTTACTGAAATGCAAAAATCTATGAATAATGTGTTTATAGATTCTCATTTTTTAAACTCGGCTCAATATGAAGCTAAACAACTCAGGGGAAGAACAAAAGTAATATTTGGAGGGAGATACAACTATATTCAAAGATGTAAGGGTAACATATCGAAGCAAGAATACCATTCAAATAGATTGCAACCACTATTATCCATTGGAGAAGCTTGTAAATTAGGTAATCGTAAGTTTGAAATTAAATCTGAGAGTGCGATATTATTTAAGCCGGACAGACACACGCATATTACATTACAACTACCCAAACTTAGGAAGAACTATAGACATGATATACAGAAGTTAATAGCATCACAGAACAGTTGTAGTATACCTATTACATATAAGCTAGATTTGAAGTACATCTATATCACATTTAATGAACTCTCTGAAGTTAGCCCGTCACATAAAGTTGATAGAGTATTTGCTATAGATCTAAATCCTAATTATATTGGGTGGTCAGTAGTAGATTGGGTATCTTCTACTCAGAAGACAGTAATAGATGCCGGTGTTATATCTAATAGACAGATTAACGCTGCTGATAGTGCTCTTCATATTTCTTCATATGACATAGAACGTATATACCTAAATAATAAAAGAACATATGAAAATATAGATTCTGCTAAATTTCTAGTAGAGATAGCTAAGCATTATAAATGTGAACTATTTGCAATTGAGAAGTTAGAAATTATATCTAATGATACTGGAAGAGGTCGTCGATTTAATAGATTAGTCAATAACCAATGGAATAGAAATATTTTCTATTCTTTGATTGAAAAATATTGTGATAGATGTGGGATTAGATTATATAAAGTAGTAGCTAACTACTCTTCATTTGAGGGCAATCTAATCTATCGAGATACTGGATTACCTGACATGTGTTTAGCTTCTATAGAATTAGGTCGCAGAGCTTACGAATTCCACCATCAATATTCTAAGAAAGATAAACCTATTAATAAAAATATAATGTTTGATATATCTGCAGAAGCAAAAACTAAAATAGTCCAGTCATTGGAAGAATTGAACTATTCTGGTGCTTTTGATGATATAAAATCGTTATATATACAAATTAAAAACTCGGGATTGAAATACCGAGTTCAGCTAGAAGATTCTATACTTAAGGCTGTTTATAGTAAGAAAAATATAAAATCTATGGTACTTTTATATAGCATTAATTAGAATTATATATTTCTTATATTTTATGTGAGGTAATGTAACAAATTTATATGAAATTTATAGTTAAGACAAGTTTAAGTACATTCATCATCAATTATATTCGTTCTGAATTACATTTAATGTGCCTACGATGCGAATTAGCATTAATTAGTTTTCGAAGATTTGCAGCAAACATAAATATACCTTTCAAAGACGTTGTATTTACAAGTGCATTGATAATACTCGCAGTTACTTGCACTAATTTATATTTTAAATTAGAAGATTCTGAATTGCAGAGAAAATTAGATACAGAAGCTGCATCTGTGACCTATGCGTCCATGGCCTGTGAAATTTCGCAGTTAGCTGACACACAAGTTGAACACGCCGAGGCCATGAGTGATATTCAAGAATATGCTGAGACACAAGTTGATAGATTGAATGATAATTTCAACCAGATGCAACAGATGCAGTCCGACATTGAAAGATTGAATGAATATATTCCAACTCCAACACCTACGCCTGCACCTATAGTATCGGTTACAGATTCAGAAATTCGTGACATTGCAGCACTTGTATATCTAGAAGCAGGATCACAAAGTTATTCATGTCAACAAGCAATTGCAAGCGTAATTATAAACCGAATGCTGAAATACAACAAATCTGCACTAAGTGTAATATATGAACCTGGAGTATTTAGTCCGGCAAGTCGGGTGCGATATACAACACCAAGTCAGTCTTGTATGAATGCTGTAATATCTGTTATAAATGACGGCCCTACGCTACCTAGAAACGTACTTGCATTTAGAAATGGACATTATCATAATTTTGGTACTCCATATGTTTGCATAGATGGTGTATACTTTACAAAGATGGGTTAAACATGCATTTAGAATCAACGAGGTGAAACGATGATTGTATTAGGATATTCTGGAATTGGTAGAACTACACTTTGTGAACAACATCCCGGATTCAAGTATGTTGATCTTGATAGTTGGCCATTCCGTGCAGATAGATCTGACGTTTCACTTTGGGTCAAAACTTACGTAATGGTAGCAACACGTTTATCTGCACAAGGATACATCGTTTTTCTTGATGCATTAGAACCTGTTTGCGATGCACTAGTAAATTCCACGGAAGTTGTATTGCTAATATGTCCTTCGCTTGAATTAGAATCACAATGGGTCAAGAAACTTGAATCAAGATATCATGATTCTAGATCCTACGACGATTATCATGCTTGGATAGATGCAGATAAAAATTATGAAGCGCAGATAACAAAACTATTAGAATATGAAAACATGGTTGCATGCATTGATAGTATGGACTACGATTTATCTAGGATAATAAGGGAATTTCTTAGTATGTACGCTCAGTATGAAAACCTAGGTATCTTGAATGTAATAAATAAAGTCGGAGGACAAACATGATGAAGCGATATATCACAGCTAACATATCATTACAAAAGGGTTCTTATTTGTTAGACCGTTCAGGAAATTTATATTCAGTAGATTTACATGTTCCTTCTACTACTTATATGTCACGAGGAATACAGCATCTTTGCCCTACTGACATTGATTTTCTTATAGAAAACGCTGGAGCAGATAAAGAGGATGGTGTAGTTGTTTATTGGTACTGTTTGTATGAATACTTACACACATTAACTCCTACAATTGCTGATAGAACGCGATTTGATATTTATTGCGAGCTTAAATACACGAACATTTTGAAACAATATGTAGGGCTCGGCAGTAAATGCCCTTACACTGCCAATGAGTTAGAATATCTCATTGAGGATTTTGAAGATCTAAACGAAATGTGGTACACCTATTGTAAGGACAATTATGTTAAAATATCTATATTTGGTAATGCCGTAGAATTTAGAATAACTTCAGATGATTCATTTGATTGGAACAAAGTAATTATTGATGATTTCATATTGAAGTATGATAAAGGACCGTCTACTATCAGATATACAATACTTCGAGAATCTGCAAATGGATATCAAGAATATTTCTTAGGAGCTACAAAGGCAGAGATATTAGAAGCGGACAAGGTGGTACTATCTTCTACATACATCACTCGCACAATAGAAGGAAATACTATTAAGTACAGTAAATAACCTTCTATTAAATTATAATGTTACTGGAGGTTATAGATGGACGATTATACACGCGGCGTTGTTAAGTATACATCCCGAGATTATCAATCCATAATGGAGGATTTTTGGGCAATAGTTCCTACTATGACTGAATTATGGAAGCCTGAAGCCGATGCAGATCCTGGTGTAGTACTTGGTAAATTCCTTGCAAGTGTAGCAGATGTTTTAGGTGTTAACTTAGATTGGTTAGCCAATGAGTTATTTGCACCTTCGGTATCTCAGAGGAAAAACGCTGAGAAGCTTTTTGGCTTGATTGGATATGATCTTGGATGGTTTACAGCAGCTAGAACGGAAGTTACATTTACTAATAATTCTGATTACACTTTCCGACTTGATTTTGGATTCAATGGCGCTAACTTCGCAACATTGAATGCTTATACAGATATAACAGATCAATCTCGTGTAATTACTTACAACATACTTCCTATGACAAATACATACGGTACACAAGATACCCGCAGTAAACGTGTAACTACTACAGAAGCAATAAATATATTTGCAGATACTGACGAAGTTACATTATCACCTGGCGAAAGTGTTACTCGTGTAGCAGTCGAAGGTGAATTACGTAGTTACAGTGTATCTGTTCAGCAGGTCAAACAAAATAACTACATTATAAATGTACCATCTCAGCACATTGATACTACTGCAATATGGATAAAAGCTAAAGCTTCGCAGAACGCAGATAGCTTCTTAGCTACGCAATGGGTACAATGTAAGAGCCCTGCAGAGTTTGTAGTACCCGAACCTAGGTTCGCAGTTACATATGATTCTTATTCAAATGCACAAATACAAGTTAGTAACTACTTGAATCAGCTTGAGAATTATGAGAATAACTATCTTACCGTTTATTGGATTGATTGTTCAGGTGTTATTGGGTGTGTAGGTACTAACGTACTTAGTAATTTCCTATCAGCAAAGAATCCTGATACTGGATTGGAGCAGTCCGGGGATCTGCTGATATCGAACCTTTCTAACACAGTCGAATTACCTCATACCTACACAGTAACCGGTAAGAGCCCTGAAACTGCAAAAGAAGCATATGTATCTAGCCGTAACTACATAAACACATGGGACAGCTTAATTACTTTGCCAGACTTCACAAGATTTCTGAATCGTGAACCTGGTGTAGATTGTGGCGTAGTTATTGATTGTCAAAAGGCATTAGAAATAAATGAAGCAATATTTGATGATACTACCTTAAGCGATATACAGAAGGCTAAAATGTATATCACCAATCAAGATTTTCCACAAGGTGATCCTAATCGAGATTGGACTCCGATGTTGAATGCGAAATACAATGTCGAAGATTCTAAGAAATTCATCTCCAATTTTAAAACTTACACAGCAATGTGTTTCGCAATTCACAATGATTTTCAGAATAGTTCTTGGGGAAACAGTCAGATTTCTCAAAGTAAAGTATCTCAAAGGTTTTCTGATAGGATTGTATTTACGCAATACAAGCCACCTATTCAGTTTGTTGAAAATGTAATAAGAGATTACAGACCTTTACAGGCCATGTCCGTTGAATTAGCATTTGGATATCTTAGATTATTTACATTTCATGTAGTAGGACAAATATATCCTAAGAAACCTGTTAGTCGGGACGTAGCAAATAATATCGTTGCTAGAGTGAAAGAAGCACTAGCCCTATATTATGCACCTTCCAATCGCAATATAGGTGATAAGCCTACACTTATGGAAGTCGTGAACATAATAAGAAAAGCGGATGATAGAATTGATTATTTTGATGCAGGGAGTTTAACTAACCCGGTAATCGTCTGGGACAATTGTGATCCGGAGTACTTCAACCCAATAAGTTTCGCAAGATACTTAGATGTGTTAGGATCTAATAACATACGCATTGCAGAAGAATATATAGTAGGAGCATAACATAGATGAACATATCTGAAGTTTCAGTACCTGAGATATATGAAACAAGTAGTGATTTTCGCCTATTTATTAGGTGGTTCAGTACTGCGTTATCTAAGATACAGCATGATACTGAAAATCTACCTGACATCTACGATCCGCTGAAATGTCCAGATTGGTTACTTTGGATGTTGTGCGACACTATGGGATTCAAATATGATGACAGACTACCTACTGCATTCAACCGATTAGTACTTGTATATTTCATGTCAATGATACGAAATCGTGGTAGCAAGGATGGAGTAACGCTTGCAGCGGAAGTTAATTTAGCACAATTTAACGTGCTGGAATATGGAAAAGAAAAAGATATACTGTATAATCGCTTAGAAGATACATCTATTCCTGTAAATGCTGCATATGTTACACCTCATACTGCTGAAGGATATATTGATGTAGTATATTTTAGTTCAAAAGAGCCTGTAGATGCCTGTATTGAATATGTTAGACCTGTAGGAATGTATTTGTTTGCTACTCCCGGCGTACGATTTGATGCTAGAACTAAGATATCGATTGATGCAAGATTAACTAATACAAAGGATATTGGAACAACTATGGGACCTACACGTGTTGGCCACTATACTAGAGATGATTATGCAAGACTTCAGAAAATGACTGATGAAGATACAATGACACTTAATTCTGCAGATGGGCGTGATCCTGCTTGGTATAGAAATTCTGAATACGAAGTAACTCCTACAATTAACGCAGGATATAGAGCGCTATCTTCGCTTCAGTTATGTAACAATGAACATATTGTTAAAGCCCTACTTGATCCTGATGACCCAAGTTCAGAACGTCCTCCTATATTTGGATTAGGCTACACACCTACAGATGTTGAAGTATTCTACGGAGATATTCCGCTCAAGCCTGATGCAGATAGACCTTATGCATGGAATCTTCGATATGATAAAGGTAATGATGACACCACAGATGTATATACACTTGATCCAGATAGAACTGTCCCTGGTGATTATACACATCCTAAACCACAAATCAATCCTATCATGTTCTCTGTCGGAGATGCAATGGTTATGGATTCTACAAATACCCAATATACTAAAACAGCTGAACCTGATATACTTGTAGAAGAGAATGATAATGATATTGTAACTACAAATGATAATAATATTGATTTAACAAACGATCATTCAATAGACATTGTAAATAATGGAGAATAACTTATGAGTAGATTAAAACTAGACCAACTAACTGAAATACCACAAGGTTCTTCTGTGAATAGCTGTTTGTTCTTAGCAGAACTCGACGAAGCGTCTTACAAGATAACCGGACAGCATCTAGGCAACTTATTTGGAACATTGCCTGCAGTTACTTCTGCAGATCAAGGTAAGATGCTCATTGTAGATGCATCCGGCAACTGGGTCGCAGTTGATGTAAACGGGACAAATATATCTTACTGAGGTGAAGTAGATGGCATTAAAGTTATATAATGAGTCAGATATACAAGCGATTGCAAACGCAATACGAGGTAAGAATGGAGAATCTACTACTTACAAAGTATCTCAGATGGCCGATGCTATAGATAATATACCATCAGGTGGTAGTGCTATTGAAATTGTGCAGCATAAATATTTTAAGGTGAGCACCTTTACTACTCCTACAGAGCAATCCCGCATCCATGCAGTTGACTGCAAGGCCTATGTGTCAAATTATTATTCCAATGGAGTGGTACTTGGATCATCTGATGGTAGTTGGGATTCACGCCTGGCATTCACATGGTTGACGTATGCAGATCAATTTTGGTTCTGTAATCAAGGATCCGGAATTGCATTTACTCCCGGAGAGCATACTATACATTACGAAGGCGAAGGAACTGCTATTATGCTAGATGATCAAGTTGCAATTGCAAGTTACACAGGACCAACAGGTGGTACTAATTATACAGTAGGATATATTGGCGGACTAAGTACAACTCCTTCACAGGCTTATATAGAATATTTAAAGATATCTAATGCAGCTACTTCACAGCTCATTGCTAATTACGTAGGTGCAACTATCACAGTGCAAGATGGCACAGATTTTCCTTGTATTTATGATACTGTTAGTAAGAAAATATTTGTAGGGAATGATTTAGTTGTAACTGATGCTATTCCGTCAACCTAATGGAGGAATTTAGATGACAAAGAAGCTATATACAGAAGAATATGTAAATAACATCGCACTTGCTATACAAGCTAAAACAGGTACTTCAGATAAGTATAGAATTTCTGAGATGCCCGCAGCGATTCAAGCAATAGATACAGGATTGCGCCCTGAGCAATTTTTAGACAATTGGTATCACACGTTAGGCGTTGCGAAAAGTTTGAATACTAATTACAAGTTAGCATGCTGGTTTCGTTACCCTCCAGTAGAGCCTGGGTATGCTATGATGTATATAGGCATCATAAAATCTGAATATAATTTCGCTATGCATCCTGTGTCTGCTATTGCTTCTGAGCATGGGCATTTGAAGCACATGCATTTATTTAGTGACGGCGCTACTTGGGTTGCTGGCTGGAACGGATCTAATTTTAATACCGAAGTTGGACAATATGGGCGTGAAATTTTTTATCCTATTGATAGTGTAGAAGGTTGGGTTGTAAGTGGGTTATCTAATGCTAGCAATGATAATATTTCAGGGACTTTGTTTAGTATGCCGAGTCAATTTACTAGTTTGGGATCTGGCTGTCATCCATTCTTTACAGATAACTGGGGAAATGGTCAAATAATTAGCATGGAACAAGCCATGTATAATTCTAAACCTAAAGATTTCATAAAACCAACAGGATATGCAAATGTTGTTGATGCATACATGTTATGGGCAGATAATAGATACTATATCTGTATGACAACAAATACTGTAGATAACCCTTATTACAATACATCAAATTCTAAATTATATAGAAATACTTCTCGAGTGAATACGGCATATGCAGTACAGTTTTCCGGAAGAGGTAGCACATATACTATTCCAGAGTATGGTGTATATAATGATACAGGTTCTGGTTGGGATGGTCTTAGTTACCAACTCGAACAGCTTCCTGTTGTTATTTTGTTCAATACAATGGATATCAAAGACCAGAATGGTAACGTATTGTTAGAAGCAAACTGCACACTTGCCGATATGGGCATAACTTAATAATGTAATTATAATTATACGCATTCTACAACCTTGTATCATAGTATCTATAATAATGAGGTTGAGTATGGCTGATGCAATTACATTTACAGATGCCGAAGGTAACGTACATGTTATTGAGCCTATGGCACAAGGACTTGCGGTTCCTGCTGATGCAGAAGCCCTTGCTAAAGATGCTTTAGGGTATACTCATCCAAATTTACATCGTAGAATACAAGCAACAGATAGGGAGTTACCTGAATTATCTCCTAGATATCATGAGCTGATTGTAGGCGGTGTAAATTCTTATAGGTATGCAAAAATAAACTTACATGATGAGTCGTCTACGGATACTGAGGTACCATGAATAGCATATTAGAAGCAGGTAAAAATTTAGGAATATCTCACAATCTTTCGATCAATGTATTAGATCAAAGGACTGGTAAGATACTACAATCGCACGAAGGTCATAATTGTGCAACAAACTCTATGTTATTAGGTATTGCGCATTACCTTTCAGGTGATGGTGTCCTTAACCAAGGATACGAGATGCTGAAAAACTATGTACCACGCTACATATCTTTAGGTACAATGGGATTATTCAATCAAGATGAGGATGCATCTGGATTGCCGGAAGGTGTTGGTGATGGGGAAGGTGCTGAGGAAGTTCGTTTCGCTGAATACATGCGACACGTCCCAGGGTATGGAGCAGATGGATATGATCCAAATGAAAACAATGGAAGAGAATATTTAGGATTAGGACCTACATTTGAAAATCGTCCTGATCCATCTCACACAGTTAAATGTGAACTCATTTCTGAATCATTCCCTAGGTCGTTGATTTCTTATAGAGATACACTTCCTGAGTCACAATCCGAATTACCTGAAACAATCGATGTTGTTTTTAGTACAATGATATCAACCGGTGCTCTGAAGCAATTTAGGGAAGACGGTAAGGACTATGTATTCATTTCTGAAGTAGGTATGTGGTCGAGAAAAACTTGGGTAGATAGTGGAGATAACGGATTACTTGCAGCTTATAGAATTGTACCTCCTAATGTTAGCGATTGGGACATGACTGTTGAAGCTAATCGTCAGTTACTTAAGCAAAACATATTACGTGTTGGTGTTAACCAGGTTGTACAAGTTATATGGAAGATACAGATTGGTAGTGTTTCTCAGCTTGCCGGGCTTCCTGAAGAAGACGGTGATAATATATACTACCCGTTAGATACATAAGGAGGCATTATTGATATGGAAGAACTAGTTTTCACATCATCTGCATTACTTGAACTTCTTTCGCAGATACCAGAATTTGACGAGCATTCTCTCGCAATTTCAGAAACACTTGATGGCAATATACAGCTACAAGTAGATGATTCATATTATATATTGAAGACTGCACAGGCAGAAGTAGTTGTAGATGAAACTGCACTTAATACTATTGCAGATATCAACGACGAAGTATATGAAGATTTAGTTGAAGATTCTGAAGATGCATCCGGTGATGAATACATTGAATCTGGTATAATTAAAGAAGCAATCAAAACATTATTACTTGGTGGTATGATTAGACTATCAAGTAAACTACTAAAATAAAGAGGTGAGTAATATGGCAGTTAAATCTCCAATTGTTGCAGATGTAAAGGACAAAGCAATCTTAGGGACATTTGAAGGCGAATGCGCTGATGCAAACATCACGAATAAAAATGGATTAGACATTACTCGTGAGGTATGGGAGAACGTATTTAAATCGGATGATTACAAAGAGGCAATTGAGAAAAAATGGTATATTGGCTATCTCGGACATCCGGAAGATCCTAATTGTATGAACTTCCAAGATGCTTGTATCGTTATGACTGAAGGTCATATTGATGATAGTGGTAAAATATATGGAAAATTTGACCTTGTTGACACTCCTGTTGGTAGAATAGTAAAAACATTCATTGATGCAGGAGTAACATT